ATGGCCTTTCTCCTGCTCTTGCGTTTACACTGTTTGATAGAATGCTAGAACGTGCTGATATTGTTATTTGTCACAACATTAAGTTTGATTGCAACGTAATGAGAGCCGAATATTATCGGCATAAAATGGATGATATTTTTAAGCAGAAAAAGCGGTTTTGCACTATGGCGGATGATAACGTAAAAAAGTACGTCGATGCAAAAAACTTAAAAGGTGCGTTGAAGTGGCCTAAGCTTCAAGAATTGCACTATAAATGCTTTGGGTATAACTTCGATAATGCCCATGATGCCTTTGCAGACATTTTCGCTACCATGCGTAGTTTTTGGCACTTAGTAGATAATGGAATTATTAACCCTACTTTATTATGAATAATCCTTCTATAACTCCTTGTTTAGGGTATACAAATTTAGAGGGTATTATTCAACGCCCTGACAATATCTTGCATCATACTTATCCCTGTCGTTCTGCTCCACATTGTTTTCGTTTTCTTAGTAAAGGAAACGGTTTGCAGCCTATTCAGTCTAATGTGTGTATCGATAACGACTATTGTTTTTATGTATCGTCAGAAGACTTCTTTATTACAGGAGCAGGAGGCAACCCCCAAAGTAATGGATTTCGTTACTAGGGCTGAACAGGATCGCTTTGACTTCGATAGGCTAATAGGAAAGCTTAAGCCATTTCGAGAAGCACCACTACACATTCGCTATACTATTGCAAATGATGTATTAAGCTGGGTTAAATATCCTGGAATACCTGAGAATGTTGTAAGGATTTGGCTTAATGCAACGCTTAAAATAAGCTTAAAGAGGGTATAAAAAAGGCTGCTTTTTGTGATGAGAAAAACAGCCTTTGTCTTCAATTATACTTAAATAACAAACCTTACTACAATATTAAATAAAAGTTGAGTAGAATAAAAACCCTCCTAGCATTGCCGGGAGGGTTTTTCGTTTCAATGTCAGTATTTTCAATCAGTTTGCAAATATAAAGAAAAAGCCAGTCAAAGACTGGCCTTTTACTTGGCACTAACGTACTTAACCTATTAATAATGCCCCTAAAGATACTACTTAACCTGTAATACACCTCCAACCTCTGTTAAGTCTTCTCGAATTCTTAGGGCTGTTACATTACTTATTGCTCCCCAACTATGTACACATCGATACCCCCCTATACTGAGAAATGGGTTATACACCGTTGGCTTGCCGTGAAAGTAGCCGTCTGATTTTACGCTGTATCCGCCGTATGGATCGTTTGGCGTACCAAATAGCTTTATTTCGCTATTCAGGAATACTTTACCCGCCCTAGCTCTACAGAAAGGCCGGGAGGTTTCGCGTAAGGCTCCAATATAAAGTTTTGCTGTTAGTTTTAGTTCGTCAGCATAAACATTATGGGAAATCCGGTCTGCCTCCTGTAGCCTATCGTAAACAAATTGATCGTTAAAACTTCTAAACGCTCCTCTTTTGGCTGTTAATCCTGCTGCCTGTTGTCCTCCCTGAATAGAATGTTGGAGTTCTCGTAAAGCAACTGGTTTAGAACGTGGGCTAATAACCTCTCTAACTAAGTATTGGCCTATCTGCTGTTTTGGTCCTGTTGCATTAAGTAAGCTATCAATATAACCTCCTTTAATAACCTGACCTGTTGGTTGAAGTCCGTAAGTTTCATATAGCTTAGCCGTTACAATAGAGGTAATTTGCTCTACACGATCTACCTGTATAGCCCTAAAGTAATCGACGTTAAGAGCCTGAACCTTGACAAATGCGTTAATGACTTCCTGAATGTAAGGGGTCCACCGCTGATCTACAAACGAAGAATAGACAGTATAGAACCTTGCATAGTTTTCTAGTATGTTGTCATACTCTTTTACGATTGCTTGATATAGGGCGGTTTCCAGGCTTGCCGCCAAAGTTTCTAACAACTGCTTTAATTCTTCGATACTCTTAAGCCTAGATAATATCAATGCTTCAATTTCGGTCTTTTCCATTTTTAGGGATTATATGATTTTTAACCCAATTATATTGTTTAAGGCACAGGGGGCAATTTATTGGATCGTCCGTGTCTTCATAAACACCACAATCATTATACCCGCAAAGGGTATCTGCTACCAATACGGTTGCAATATGTACGTAATTGTCTTGACTACGTACATATTGGCCTCTTACCTCTATTTTGGACATTAATACTCCCTTTCTCTATGATTAAAAGCCTCTATTTGTGTTTGCTGTAATGCTATTGTTAGTAGTAGTACGTTCACTTGAAACCTAATTTTGTGAGCGCGTCTAAATACTCTTGAGTGTATGTATTTCTCAGACGTTGAACCGATATTTCAGCCAGATATTTCAGCGCGTAAATTGTCCTTAATAAGTCTTGCTTAGAGCAGTGTTTTACGTCCAAAACTTCTCCCTCGCATTTCAGGGTTAACTTATACCGTGCATGAATATCTATCGATTCATCTGCAACCAAATTTGCTGTTATGGTGAACGTAAAACCCTCGTACTCATGCAAGAGGGTTTTAAAGATTGTTTTAGACTGCATTAGCTTGACCGATTGGAGGAACATTAAAAGTTGGCGTTGGTTGCTCCTGTTCTAATTTTAGCATCAGCGTTTTTACTTTTTTGTCAATTAAGGTTTCTTGATCCTTGTACTTAAGCATATAGAAATCCTTTTTCTCTATTCGTTGCTCCTCTTCTAATTCATCGATAATAGAATCAAAATTGGCGTATAATACTTTCAACTCCTTGGGCACCAAGGGAGATTCAAGCAAGTAAACGCGCTCCGTTTCGTTTTTCCCGTTGAAGGGCATAAACCGTTTCTGTACTGCATGTATTTTGGCCTCCCTGGGCTTATCCCGTAGCATCGCGGTCATTATCCGATTATTCAGAATGTCGATAATAAAGCCGTTGGCTCCTGACGTATTCGCCTTTTCCAATTGCCCTAATAGCTCCATTACCGATTCTACGGATAAGTCGGAATTAAATTCATAGAGTGCTGTTAACCCTTTAAATACATCATACACATAGCCGATTTGTCGGATGATAAATTTGTAGGTCTGTGAGAAGTTTTCAACGAAAGGCCGTAACGTATCGCTTACCTGGTCGGCTGTCAGGTTTACTTCTGTTGCTGTGTTGGCAACTGCTGGTTTGCCGTCCGTTCGCTGCATTAATTCAGTTCCGAAAATCGCTACCGGAATTTTACGGTTTTCAAGTTCGTCTATCGTTTCCTTTAGGGTAATGGCTACCTTAAATTCAGGTTCGATATAAACGGCTAGTTTATCAAGAGGCAAAAGCTTCTCCGTATCGTCAGGGAACGGAAAATACATTACGTCCTGTGCATTTTTATGCACAACATAACCGTCTCCTTTGCACTTATTACAGGTTTCGCCCGTTGCTGTAAATCCTTTATTACAGACCTTACCAGTAGAAGGGCTTTCACCTGGACATTTCTGTACATACTGCATTAATCGTGCGTAGACATGGTTTTTCATTATCAAATCCCACTCAGATTTATAATCCATGTAATCGCGTACTTGCGGTTCTGCTGCCCACAAAGGAGAGACCTTTAGGCTAATGTCTTCTACATCGATTTCATAACCCAATACTCGACAAGGAATTTCTACCGCCTGTGTAGCATATCGATACACAGCATATCGAACGTTAGACCCGTCCTGCCCTTGGATAGGATCAAATTTTATTATCCTGGTTGGCTCTGGGAGGTCTCGACCGTCTATGATTTCCTTGAACTCTGTTTGTACGCCTAACTCATAGAGTGTATAATCTGTTACCTCTTTCTCTGTGTTAAGCATTCGGGTTTCCCTGGTCTGCCTTTTGGCCTTAATCTTAATTTTACGCTTCGACTTAACCAAAAGCAGTTGAAGGAATCCCAGGTTATTGTAAGCCTGTTCGACAACCTGAGTACACGGCCAAAGAACCGGATAACAGGTAGGCACTTCTCCTTTTGTTGCATCAAAACTAGTAAAGTGGATCGCTAAATATGCGTTAGCATCGATAAGCCCGTAAATGTTCAAGTACTTTGATTGAAAGCTTGAAACGCTATTGCCTGCATAAAAATTATTGGCCGCTTCAATTAGCTTATTTGTCTTTTCCTCGTTATTCTCGACGGCTATTTCTTCCGTGATGCCCGTAATACGCGAAGTCTTAACAAAACGCCGTACTGCCCTTTTTCCAATCGGGCTAAGGGTAGGGTTAGTTATCCCTATTTGCCTTGCGCGTTGGTCCTTTGTTTGCCTACCAGGGTGAAACTTAATTAGGTTCTCAAACCCCTTATTCGTTAACCAGGTAATCATAAATTCACGCATACTATCAGCCCTTATAAGTGAAGGGTTTCGGTATCCGTGTCGAATTACCCGTTGTAATAGCGGGTAATCGTTAACCTCTTGTAGTATCAAATATTCTTCTTCCATGTCAGTAATTAGTGACGGTCCATAAACTCTTTATAGCGTTCCTCGCTCAGTAAAATTACTTCCTGTTGTAAAGGATTGACTTGATTGATAACAGGTATACGGTTTGGCCTTGGTTGCCCAGGCGTTACACGTGTTGAAACTATTACGCTGTCTGCTGTAATAATCGTTTCTTGAGTTAAGTCGATTTCTCTTGCCATGCTCTAAAAGGTTGATTTATATTTAACTGCTATTCGATCCTTTAAAGTGTCGTAAATTAAAAGGGGCTGACAGTTGAATCTATAAAAGTATTGTTGCATTAGAAATCTATCAGCAAATTCAATTGAATCAAAATTATTTATTAGTATTTCCGAATCTACCAAATGTATTGTTACAAAACGCCTAATAGGTTCTTCTACTAACCAGTAACCATGAAAACCAGTTGGATTGTATTTTTCGGGAGGTAAGGACGGTTTAATGTAACTTTTAATAATTTCCTTTACAGGTTCTAAATACCAATCATTCATAAAAGGGTATACCCTACTAGGTTTCTTTGTAAAGAAGTTGGCCTTTAGCGGTTTTGGTTGTCCTTTCTGACTCATAAAACAGGCGTTTGTACGTCTAAAATTTCAACTTCTCTTACTTGCGTGTAGTAGGAGGCATTTACAATTTGTCTGCTATTGTTTACAGGGTTAATGATTTCCAAAAAACAATGATCGTCATTGCTCATTTTTGAAACGATAGCATAAACAGTAAACGGTTTGGCTTTAAGCAAACCTAGTCCTAAATATATCACATCACCCTTTTTGGGTTCATACCCCGCCTTTATTAGCTCCTGTACGTTAATGTGAACGTTTGTTTTCATACGAAAAAAGGCCGTACAATCGGCCTGGTTAATCTTGAAGTAAAGTAATTAGCTCCTGTTTAATCTGCGTTAGCCGTTCTAATTCGGCATCGTTGAATTTCCGGTATTGCTGGTTATCACGTTTCAGCTTAAACTTACTCGGCGTCATATCCATGCTCCTAGCGATTTCGGCGTTATTAATTTGGGGCAATCGTAACCACTGCAACGGGTCTTTTTCGTCTGGCATACATTTAAAAGTTAAGGCTTGCTCCTGTGGAGCAAGCCCGTTTTGTTTATTATTATTCTTCAATCTCCCATTTTAGCGGGAATCCGGCATCACGCCAGGCCGATAGTAGAGCCTTTTCATCAATAGCCGTTTGAATCCAGGCTGAATAAATTTCACCTGTATTAATATTGGCCTGTGTTTCTACGCGCTGGTACGTAAACTGATTCAAATGTCCCCGCTTAACGGTAACAGACACAGAATTCTTTGTCTGAAAATGGCCCGACAATTCAGCAATATTTTCTGAAATTTCTACGGTTATGTCTCCTGTTTTGCCTTGATCAAATCCATGTACTCTTCTTAATTCAAGGTTGATTCCGGTTTTGTCCCGAATGACTGATAGACCATTTAGCCCAATTTCATACCGAGCCACTTCTACTGGATAACCTGGATGTGAGCGAAATAACAATTTGAATTCCATGTTTTTTGAGGTTTTAAAAAGTGAACTGATTTATTTACGTACTGAATTAATTACACGGTTAACTTCTGACAATTCACCAGAAGACACATATTTAGGGAGAATTTTAACGCCTGTTAAGTTGAACGTGCGAACCAGAAACTTCATATCGTATTCCGCTTCATCTGCTTTTTTCCAGTTACCGTTCAAGCAGTGCTGAACCAAGCTATATGCTTTTAACTCCAACAAAGCCTGTGGGCTGGCAAGCGGACCAATATTTTTTAATTCTGATTTCCAAATGGCCGCAAAGAACTTATTGCCGTTTGCATTGCAATAGTCCGTGTCTGCCTCTACATCGTGAATAAAGGCTTTACCTGTAGTCGTATCATTGATTAAATAATCGGTATCTGCTGTAGTACGGTTGCTCCCTAATTTAACAAGTGCTTGGCCGCCAATCATCAACATTTTACTAGATACGATTTTCATTGTCTTAGAGGTTTTAAAGCGGGTTATTTCCCATTTGCTTGTAACAAAGGTACGTAAAATATTATATACGTGTCAAGGAAACTGTAAAATATTTTTTACTTATTTTTATTCTTCTGTTTTTCCCTGCTTATTATTGCCTCGCTGCTTAAGCAGGGAATTAAAAGCTGAGGCTGCGAAGTATCCTAATGCCTGGTATTCATGCCCTCGTTTTTCTTCATTACCTTTTTTCCGGTCTTTCTCCTTATTGAAACCTGTAGGTGTTTCCTCTAACTGTTCAAGGTCTTCTATCGTATCCGTACAATTTTCATCGATTAAAATTTCAATATCATACTTGCCTGCGAACAAATCATCTACCAGTTCTCGAACGTCGATAATGAAGGGGTTACTTTTTAAGGTCTTGTCTGCAAAGTTATGATCTGCATACATTCCAAGTGTATTTCTAACAGGCGTAAAGGCCGTCAACTTGCCGAAACCTGGGATTTGGTTTTTCCCGCTTGCATCCCCGTAAAAGTAGCAGGTAACGTAATGAGGGTTGATCTGGTTTTCTGGGAAATCCTTTATAAATTCTTTCGTTACCGCTTCTGACGTATTTTTCGGGTTAGGTAGACAGTAATTTTTAAAAACTCTTACCTGAGTGACATTACGTAGTTCACCTTTACGATTTTTCTTTTGCACTTCGATAAGCTGAATGCAAAGTAATGTCATGTGTGGCTTAACGTTGAAGTCATAGGTTAGATGTACGGGAAACCCTTTTAAATACGGAACCTTGCCAACGTGAAAAGACCGTTTAAAATTCCTGATCCATTTGCCGTCTCGATTGCCGTCTGTCCATTGGCCTAAACGGAAAATGGTATATTCTTCTTCATCAATTTCTTTCGATTCTTCGAGTTTTTGCAGGTAGCTATCTGGCAAAAAAGGATTATCGTCTGCCGTAGAATGTTGGATCGCTACAGATGAATATTTTTTCTTCTTAAAAAAATCCTGATAATAGAATGAATTGAGATTAATAGGGTTGTAACTACTGTGTAGGTGTGTTTCACTGTCAGGTGTTCGCAAGCGTCGGTTAAGTTCTCCGTACTCCTTTCTTGTAACGCACTCGATATTCCTATCACTAACCCCTTCTTCTACCCAAATGTCTGTAGGAGAAGCAATAGAACGCAAGGAACCAATATTATCTAAGCCTGCTGCTGACATCATATTTCCCGTTTTCAGACAGATAATACGCATTTTGCTATCCAGGCAACGAAAAATATCATTCCATCCGTAATAATCTATTGTGTCCTTGAAATCCTGGTATGTAGAAAGTTCGATTGAATTGTAATGCTTTCTAACATAGAATAACCTGAAATATTGATCCTGTTGAGCCTGTAAGAGAAACTTAGTAATAAGAAATCGACTTTTGCCACTGCCTGAGCCTCCCATCAAATGTTGATGCTGTGCATGAAATTCGGGTTTCGTTACGTCGATAAAGTTGTAAAATCGTTCATTTATTAGCACGGCTGGACGATGATTGCAACTTTCTAGGTATTCCTTTCTAAAACGCCAAACGCCGTTAACCCTTTTGCAAATAAGGTCAATATATTTTGTCGAAATTACTGTATTACTATGCTCCATACATTGGTACTAAACAAAGAATTGATAAGGCAGATTGCAGGGTTTATAGAAATAATCATTGTACTATTCCTGTATTGAGTCTCTTAGTTGCTTCATTAGCTCTAATTGTTGCGGGCTGTATTCCTGGAACCCCCTAAATTGATTGATTTGTATGTTTTGTGTTAGCTGCATTGGCTCTGTTGCAGGTTCAATAGGTATTGCCTGATTCGTCTCATCGTCTGCCTGTCTAGTCCGAATAATGCCTTCACCTTTGAGCAATCCCGTAACCCTAGCCTCATAGATTAATTGCTTTCCAATCGTATCTAAGAATCCTCTATCACCAATGCCTTTTTCTTCTATTTCCCCTACCATAGTGCTACGAACCCAAGCTTTCCAGGCTTCTTCCTTAATAAGGGCTGATTCGGCTAAAAGACGGCCTAAACGCTGATCCAAGTTCCTAACACCAAACTTAGTTTGTTCTGTTTTGAGGCGTTTAATGTCGTTAGATACGGTAGGCTGCGAAATATCTAATTTTTCTGCTATTTCGTACTGACTGAATCCTTTTAGATAGAGTCTGGAAACATCTTTTTGGCGTTTGGCTATGCTGTATTCTTCATCTCGTTTTTTTCTACCACGTGCCATTTGATCCAATTGTTTACTATGAAATTAATTTAATGAGCGTACAAAATAATAAAAGCCAGTTAAAAAACTGGCTAATAGGATTTTTCGTTTCGATTCTTCACATTAACCAGTCTACAGGCTGAGTAAGTTCTAAGCATCGTTCTTTGGTCATTGTCATTCTTTCGTCAAAGTCGAATCCAATTGGTATTCTATGTGAACTGGCTAATGTACATACCTGGTATTCGTTACGCCTTGATACTGGAATAATCATCCTGTCGGGCATTATTAGTTTTATCTCCCTTAGTGCATTGTTATCTGTTGTATAATGCTCAGAAACAATTATTTCCTCGATTGAAGGGAGAAAGACCATGAAACGTTTATGGCATCTAACCAAGTCTGTTATGTCTTGCTTCTGGAAATAAGCTAGGTTGGAACTGCATAACTTCCAGGAAGTATCCAGAAATATTATTCTCGTATAAGCTCCATCACCCACAAGGTAACTAACCTCCTCGATAAGGAAATTTTGATCTAAATAACCAGGTATAGTAATTAGCTCCTTCATTGGTCCTTAATTGGGTTTTTAACTTTACACTTGTCTAAATGCACTCCCAAATAATATTTAATAATCCATATTATCGGAATTAAATACGAAACCTCTGGAATACGCAATAAAGCAGCTATACCCCCTGTAACCCCTTGCATAGCATCTAACGTTTTCTTGATATTATCAAGGTGTGCATACATAAAGCGGTCTATTAAGACATACTTTGGGCTAGTTGTTGGGCCTGATTCTGAAACAGGTCGAACCTCTTCTTTTGGGTCTGCCATAGTTAGAATTCGCTTGAAGGTCTTAATTGTTGGGTATTTACACGCTCTTTTTTGGTTATACGAAAATCAGACAAATAGTGTGCGTCTCCCGTTCCTGTTAATGTGTAGTCAGTTCCTATGCGAAGTGGCAAGCCTGTTGTTACTGTTCCTGTAACGCTTGTTGTAGTATTCAAGTTTGTCCCGTTCCTATTAACCGTAACGGTTGAGCCGTTGCGTGTAAATTGGAAATAATTCCATGCGGCACGTGTAAATCCTGTTTGGTCGATACCTACAAACCAACTCCCACCCCCTAAATAAAACTGCATTGTACTAGCATTACTCCAAGTTAAATATAATCCGTTCGCGTTAGCCGCTGTTCTTTGTACGGCAAGAATTATAGGACTACTGCCAGTAGTAGCATACATATATCCATCAATCGTAAAATTACCTGAGCCTAAATCAATATTGCTATTATTAGCAATAGTTAAATAATCCCCTGAACCATCAAAATATATAGGGTTTTGCCCTGTAAATGGGCCTGATAATGTACTTACAACTTTTGTGTCTCCAACTGTTTCAATATTATTCTTTCTTGCTCCATCATAAATAGCTGCATTTTCGCCTTTAGCTAAAAAAATAGTATTAGCGTCTGTTTGTAAAGGAGTTGTAGAGGGTGTAAAATTAGATGCAATACCTACAGTTTTTTTTAATCCAAGACAGGACATATATCCAGAAAATTCCGAACCAGCAATAGAACTTGTAAATTGTCCGATTGTGAGATTTCCCGTAAAATCTGTAATTGAAACTGTTCCAGAAGCAACAATTGTGCCATTGTTAAATAAATAAGTAGTACTACCAACACGCGAAGCGGCAACATGAACCCATTGATTTGTTACAAAGTTTGTACTTGAAGCTATAGAAACACCATTGCTACCCTCAAAGGTTAATTTGTTTGTGGTTGAAATGTAAAAAATCCAGCCTCTATAGGGCGAAGCACTATTTTCAGTCTGACTAACAATAACCCGTCTGCCCGTACTTGTTATATATACCCAAGCTTCAATTATAAAATCACCTGTAGATATATATTGTGCAGAATTAGAAGGAATAGTTAGATAATCGCCTGATCCATCAAAATACATACTCCCACTACTACCAACAAAAGGCGAAAAACTACCCTGAGCTACATTCCCATTTCTAGTAATAGGAAAATCATTCGTAGAATGGTCTAAAAACGTATTGTTATTCTGAGTATAGGGAGATT